GCTGACCTTACCGGTCTTTAAGTAAAAGTTCTTAGGAGATTTCAAGTGACTCAGTCACGTGGAAACAGAGCCTCGTGGAACACGAGGCTCAGTGCGGCTGAACATCAGACGTCCGAGCGAGGTGCTCTCCGTCTCTATGAAGCACTGGACACACCGGTCAGCTTGAGTTGTTACCTGCTCCTGAAACACAAGGAGTATACTCAGCTGATCGAGAAGAGGGTTGACCCCCTCCAGTATCAGAATGCTTCTAGCTTCAAGAGGGACTACCAGGCGGTATCGTATCTCAGTAAATTCCCTGATTTTCCTACGGGAATTGACAAAGACGCGGTGGCGCTTGGCAAGTTTCTTGAAGCGGAATCCATCTGCAGGCAGACAAATCGCCGTCTTAAAGAGCGTGCTTCTGGAGTTTTTAGTACTCCGGACGTTGAGTCAGTATTGTTTCTGGCTCAGCGTAAAATTGCACACATCCTCGGACGTTGGCGACCATCATACCTGCTCGATGGAGGTTTTGGCCCAGGCGTGACTTCTAGTTGCCGTGGGAGCAAAACGGGCTTAAGCGAAAAGTTCAGTTCCGAGCTAGACGCAACTCGCGATGCGCTCAAGTATCTCAAACCGTTGATTGGATGCACTCCGCTGTGGTCAAAAGCTATAGCGGGTGTCGAGCCTTTTGGGCCCGACTTTAGTGCGCTGGTCCGACCGACGATCGTAGATGCTGACCGTATTACTTTCGTTCCGAAGAACGCCAAGACTAACCGAACCATTACCATCGCCGCCACACTGAATATGTTCCTTCAGAAAGCGGTTGGGGACGTGATTAGGCGTCGTCTGAAGCGTTGCGGAGTTGACCTTAACAGTCAAGTCCGAAACCAGATCCTGGCACGTGAGGCCTCTATCACGGGACGCAGTGCGACTGTCGACTTATCATCGGCAAGCGACACTGTATCCCGCGAACTCGTTTGGGATTTACTTCCCTACGAATGGTCACGCGTACTGGACGACATAA